TTACGAGTTCCTTTTGAGCAAGCTCTTCAAAAAAGATTTGAAACTTTAAAAAATCAAATGATTAATGAGTTTTTGAATCACCCAGTTTCTCAAGAAATTTCAGGTGGTCCAGAAGCATCAAATTCGAGCGGTTCTCTTGGGGGATATGGAAATTTATTTTCATTCATTGGATTTGAAGAGGATGATGAACCTCTCAAACCAATTTTAGAACAGCTACAAGCAACAAACTTTATATACTCTGGAGAGATTGCTTCTGGAGTTAAATTCTCAATACTACTTCCAACAGCTAAGGAGATTTTTGAGGTTACTCCCATGCCATGGGCCTCTGGTAGAAGTTGGGCCAAAGGAATCGAAAGTGGAATCTCTGGACTAGGATTTTATTTAAAATTAAAAAGTAAAAATAGTAGATCTGGCGAAGGAATACAAACTAGTGTAAAAGCTAATACTAGAAGATTTAAAAATCAACAATACATTTCTCTTTTGATTAATAAATACACTAACTTATTCGCTCAATTAAAATGATAGAACAATTCCAACACAGAGCCACGACTTCTTTTTTACTATGGTTTGACAATTTCTTGTTACGCAAAGGAGAAGCATTTTCCAATCAAACTGGAAAGTTTTTTAATTATACTGATGATCGCTTAGATTCTAGATATAAACCATATGGTAGCGCTTACAAGCAGTGGGTCACAGATTCTTCTATAGCTAATGCTGTGGTTCCTAGTGGGGTTCATATCAGCGGATCTTTCGTTCCAAGAAGCAATTCTTTAATCATTGATTTTGAAAATGGAAGAGTTTTAGCTAGCGGAGTTGCTGCATCCGCTCCAATTACAGGATCATTCTCCGTAAAAGATTTTAATGTTTATTTTACTAATGACTCTGAGGATGATTTGATTGTGGAGAGAAAGTATATTCAAAACTCTCGAATCTCTAGTCCTGATGAAAGCTATATTTCACCATATGATCAAGTAGTGCCTGCTATTTTCTTGTCTAGTGATTCTATGAAGAATGATGGATTTGCATTTGGCGGCATGGATACTACTAAAATTAATATGAAAGCTGTAATTTTAGCTGAAAATGCTTATCAGTTAGATGGAGTTCTATCTATTTTTGCAGATTCATATAATGAGAATATTTGCAACGTTCCCTTTTCTGGTCACCCTCAAACAGAGTATGGAGATTTAAAAAATGGATCTTATTCTTATGCAAATTTAAAGTCAACTTACGCTTCTAATACTTCATTTTTTATTAACAGCGTAAATGCTTCCAAATTAACCGATAAGGCTAGAACAACTTTAACAGATAACTTGTATGTTGGATTTTTAGACTTTGAAATACACCAACAAAGATATTCAAGACAATAAAAAAAATTCTCTTTAATAGGGAAAAACTGTAAATAAAACGAACCCCAACTAAACCTATTTAACTACCATGGCTAGAAATCGAGTAATTTATCAATCAGACGCATTATACGTCAGCAAAAATATCACTGGATCTGTGAGCGGCGCTCACGTTCAACTTGATCGCGTTCAAAGCGCAAACTACAGTTTCACTATCAATCGTCAAGACATCAATCAATTTGGTGAACTTGGACGCATTGGATATGTGACTCTTGAGCCGCCAACTGTTAATCTTGACTTTACTTATTATTTAACAGATGGAGCTAATGAAAGAGCTATGAATTTCCACGTTAGAAATGGTGGAGTTGGAATGACTGGAGAAAGAACATTTCTTTCTGGACACATGATTGCAGACTTTAGTGGACAAAATTTCTACATCTTAACATCTACAGAAGGAAATGATGTTAATAATACTACTGGAGATGTGACTGGAGCTGGAAACTACATTAAAAATGCTGTTGGCATTGGTAATGCTTATATTACTAATTATAGTCTTGATGCATCAGTTGGTAACCTCCCAACAGTATCAGTTTCATTTGAAGGTGCCAATATGAATGCTGTTACTGGAGTAACCCCACTTTCTGGTGGTTGGAGTGGATTGCAAAATGCAGCTGTTCAACCAGAAAGTGGAATTTCATTCTCTGGAACTGGAGTTCTTCTTCCAAGTGGCAAAAGCTCCTTGGGAATAGCTGGAATCACCGCTCTTCGCCCTGGAGACATCACATTAAACTTATCACTTTTTGATGATGTTGGAAGTGGAGTTTTCTCTAAAGTAAGTGGAACAGACGCTATTCATATTCAGAGTGCTGCGTTAGCTATTCCTCTCTCTAGAACTCCAATTCAGCGCCTTGGAAGTAGATTTGCATTCAGCAGACCATTAGACTTGCCAGCAAGTGCTACGCTTTCAGTTTCCGCTATCGTTAATGAAATGACTGCTGAAAATCTTGCCGCAGTTCTTGATTTAACTTATGAAAAAGATATTACCCTTACTATTAACGCCCCAACTGGTGGTGCAGCAGTAATTTATACTCTTAAAAAATGCCGCTTAGACAGCGAATCATTCTCTAGTAGCATTGGCGCAAATAAAACTGTTGATCTTGTTTTCTCTACTCAGTACAGCAGCTTGAATGATACTACGCGAGGAGTTTTCATGAGTGGTATTTCCACTGGAACAATCTTCGCTTAACCGCTTAAATAAAAAAGGAGCATGGGAAACCATGCTCCTTTTTTTATATTATCACAGCTGAAAAATTTTAGTTTATATCTGTTTCAATTCCGCCTAATTGAAGTGGCTCAGATTGATACATGTTATATTTGTGACTCATAGAATCAATTTTAGCTTGGCAATCTGTTGCCATGGACTTGTAGACTTTTGCTACTTCGTTTTTATTAGTGAATGATACTGAGCTATTGCCATCTCGTAAACTCAAAACATCTCCTCCATTAGATGCTGAAAGTATGCCTCTGAGAGCATTACGAGATTGTTTATTGTAATAACTACAGAGATACATCTCTTTATAAATGGCGCTAGACTCTAAATCCAAGAGCGCTCCGCTACCACTATACGATGTATTAATAAGTGTATTTAATTGTCCAAGATTCTCATTTAGCCAAGAGGTGATGTAAGACTCTGGAACAATGCCAGAATCTCCATCAAATTCAGTTTGAAAAATGCCAGAACTTAAATCACTAATAGCGCTCATATAAACATTTTACACTAAATGTCATTGATAATTTTCATTAAGTGTTTATGTTCAGGATTATTAGGGTCCATTACAAAGCTATTCATAGAAGTTGGCATGATGTTTCTGCGGCTATTGCGCGTGGAAGCAGAGAATTCTTTTAATAAGTTTTTCTTTAGAGTGGGATAATCGTGAAAAGGATTGAGTCCAACTTTTTGAGCAAGTTTTTGAATTTCTGATAAGCTCATGCCAGCCAAGGACTCTTGAAATACTTCTAGTTCATTAGTTCCGAATGGGCTAATCTGAGATACTCCTAATAGGATTTCTAACTCTCTCATTTTAGCTACAAATTCTGGAGTGTTTGTGGAATTTGAAGCTCTCATTTCGTTGATTTCTTCAATCAGTGTGCGGCTGGAATGTGGATTAGATTCATAACTAGAGGTTACTCCGTTGGCAGTTTCCATTTGATTTGTGTTGCTCATACTATATTATAAATTAAATATAGCGTTTTTAAATAAAAAGAGCCGCCCCTTTCAGGGCGGCTCAGTTTAAGAAAGACTAGCTTATGCTAATCCAGAGACGATCTTACCAACAAGGGCGCGAGTGTCAAGCACCATGCGACCTTCTTCAAGGCTACCAAAGTATCCAATCTTGTTCTGACGGATTGAGTACTGGTCATCAGCGATGAGGCTGAACTCAGAGCCTGTATCAGAGTCTGTAGCAACTGCGCGAATGAGAGACTCGCGACCACGATCAATACCGATGATGATTTCGTCATTAGCGCCATCAAATGCTCCGCTGATTGTGCTAGAAGCATTAAAGAAGCTTGTGGCTCCAGCAACGTTATCAAAGATGGTGTTAAAGCGCTGATTACGGCCAAGCTCATTAATTTCCATGATTGAAACTCCATAAAACTCTGGAATACCAGCGCTGTTATAGATTGCTGTTCTCATGTCATCTGGAGCAGTAATGCCATCAGTAGGGGTTCCGCCAGCAGGACTTCCTTTTGTGTTGATAGGATTGTAAGCCATTGCGCGAAGCTCTTGAACAACTTCTGGGGAAACAATGATGTCGGTGATGCCACGGCCACTGCGGCTCTCTGGAGTGCCTTTGAGCCATGATGTGTTGATTCTCTTGGCGAGAGTGAAGAGTTCGTTGAGGTCAGCCAAGAGGAAGCGCCCATTGCTTGTAGCGCGTTGAACGTGACGTTTACCGTTGGTTGTTGCTCCAGCCAAAGCTGCGAGAAGCAAGTTGGCAGAGGTTTTCTCTTGTTTGAAGAGAATTTCTTGAGCCATGCGAGTGAAGGTTTTGCTAATCACATCCATGCGACTCTTAGATGCATAACGCTTATCAAAGCTGAGTGCAGAGTCGAGGGAATAGGTAGCAATTTTCATTTCGCTCACAGTTGGGAGCACTTGGTTCTGGGGAAGACCACCAGCAACGCTCTGACTGTAAACAGTGATATAATCTTCAGCAGAGATATCATAGTAGAGGTCGAGAGGAATGCTAGGATTATCATCCTTGTTGAACTGGAACACTGTAAACAAGTTACTAAGTGTTGGAGCGTTGTTGATAACTTCAGCTAAAACTGGACCAATAAATTCAGCGAGAGCTGTTTGTGCTTCTGATGCAACAGCGCGGTTTTTTGAGGCCATAGCCTTGATTAACTCGATTTGCTCAGGAGTTCTTTTGAGTGTAATTTTCATTATATTTTAAAAGGGTTAAGATTAGATTCCGAGAGCAATGATAGCGTATGCGCTAGTTCCTGTTCCTGCGAATTGATCGGGAATTGATGTTGAAGGTGTACGAGATCCTGTTGCCATGACAAATGCCACGCGAGTAGGATCGGTGATTGCACAACCAGTGAGTTTTCCACTAACTCCACTAGGAAGCTTTAATCCACTACCAATACCAATAGCGCCAACATAAGCGGCATCAGTGATAGTGAAAAATCCTTTGCAAGCAACTGGAACAGCTTGTCCTGGAAGAACAGCTTGTAACTCAGCAGCTTTCTGAGGATAATAGAGAAGTTTTTCTCCATTTTCATCAGTTTTAGCAGTCTGATTAAGAGTGAGTCCAAGAAGAGAGTCTCCAGATGTTGCTGGTTTAACAGAGAGAGTGACTCTTGGATAGGAATTACTTCCAACAAAAGCATAGTCTGTTTTACCTAAATACGATGCATAAGTGTTATCAAATGTGATAGTATCAAGGTTTAAATTGCCAGAACTCATAGTAACGAAAACGCCAGCGTCTCCGTTAGTAGTTCCAGTTGTGCTTTCGCCAACATATGCTGCATCAAGTGCAAACATGTTAATAACGTTAGATTCGTGATATTGTCTAAATGGTAAGATTCGGAGTGCCATATATTTTTTTAATTAGGAAATGATAATGTTGTTACGGTTAAAAGCTGCTGCGAATTTATCGCGCAGAGATGGTTCGGAACGAGAAGATGTTTCATTTGAGCTAGAAATGCCAGCTTCAGAAGCTTCAGCATTTTCAATAGCATCAGGAATTGAATCAGACTCTTCTGGTTCTTTTTCAGCTTCTTTTTCTTCAGAAGCTTTTGATAATTTGAGTTTAGCGATTTTCTTTTCAACTTCAGCATCAATTTTGTCTTGAATGCTCTTGTCAATAGAAGCTTTAGCTTCTTTATTTTTGTGTTTCCACACAACTGCTAATTTGCCTTGGAATGAAGCGAAGCTCTCTTCTGTTTCATCCAAAGACTTGAGTTCTTGAACTAAAAATTGTCGATCTTCAGCATCTAATTCGTAGCTTTGATCAACAGTGTCCATGCGAGAATTGAATCGGGCTAAGCCCTCTTCAATTTTCTTAAAAGCTTCAAATTCAGCAAGCTTTTGACTGGAAACTTCAAGCTGTTCACGAATTTCAGCCATGGAAGCTTTGAGAGCTTCACGCTCAGCGGCCAATGCTTCTTTTTCTTTTGAAGCGGCAACCAAAGACTCTTTGTATTCAGCATCTTTCTGCTTGATAGCATCAGCGAATGTGTTAGTCATATTAGCCACGGCTTCTTCGGAAAATTTCTTTTCCAAAAGAACATCTTTTAACTCTAAGAGAATTTTTTCTACTTCCATAGTCTTTATTTTTGTGTTATTTACAGCAAGAATTTTATCTTGTGAAATTTTAGATTTATTTTTTTCATTGAAGAGCGGATGCTTCATATTGAAAATTGATTTTTTTTCTTGAACTGGAAACGCATTGAATTCGGATTGATCTGAGAACAAACCTTTGACATCTGCTGCTGGATTTGTTGTGAATCCAATTCCTAGTGGGAAAACTTCTCCTTTTAAAATGCGATAAACTTTAGAACCGTCACTCAATCTGCCAGGTCCGCCATAAGCTTTGAGTTTAGCTTTCATTTCTTCAAAGTGTTTTGGATTAGTGATTAATTCACAATCTGCGAAGTCCTCACCACCAACTGCAATTGTAAAATCATTAAAACCAATCTCCCAACTAGTAGAAATGTGTTGATACATAGTATCAGTTGGATCTACTGATCTTTGAATCATGCTAGCAAAATCTTTGTTAGCATATTTATAAACAACAGCTCCCAAAGAAATGTTAAAAGCATCTGTTCTAGATGCTACAGTGTCTAAGGAGATTAAAGCGCTGTCTTGACCATATTCGCTAAAGCCAGCAGAAACAATGTGTCCAACAATTTGACTCTTATCATGCTCAATGTTCGTTGGTTTGTGAATAAAGTTTTTAACAACTTGAGATGCTGTAACAGCATCCATTCCATCGTCATTTTTATTAAATTTATTAACAACAGCAGCATTAAATGCTACTCCCAACAAATCAATATTCTCAGAAAAATTAATTTCTTGAGGAATAAGAGGTTTTAAATTTTCAAGTGAAGCTTTAGAAATAAACGACTCGTCGCCCAATGCGCAAAAGCGAATTGGCGATGAAAATGAACTCGTATATTTATATTGCTTCATTAATGATTACTTTCCTTCTTCTGTTTTTTCCATTTCGTCACTCTCTTCATTTTCATGCTCATCAGAGTCATCTGGACTGTCCATTTTTTTCAAAATAGCTTTTTGAAGTGCAGGAGGAAGTTTCTTTTGGCCTGGAGTGAGTTCTCCAGAAGTGCTCTTTTCCATCATCATCTTTTTCATCTTGTCGAATTGCATAGCGCATGTAGACATGGTAGCCTCTTTGCTCATTCCAGCAGTGTTCACAAGATCTTCTTCATTTGCAGCGCAAAGACTCATAAAGCTCTTGTAAAGATACTCTTGCTTTGGTTTCATTTTAGAAAGAGAAATTTCATATTCTCCATTTTTAAATTCAACAGTTTTTTCTAATGGAACTTTGATGTCGCCTAAGTTAATTTTCATTGATTTGGTTTGAGTGGTAAAGGATTGCTGCGGATAAGTCGTCTTCTAGTTGATGCTCCGCCAAAATGGATAAGATTTCCTCTTTTGGTTGCAAAAGAGAAATTTGTTCAAAGTCGTTTACACAAGAACTAGCACAAGATGCCCAATTTTCTGCATCTTTAGAAACAATAACTTTCTCGCACAGTTGATCTAGGATGTTAGACTGCTGTTCTGAAAGAGTTTTAATTTTAAATTTCTTTTTGAGAGAGGCATCTGCCAAAGCTCTCATTTGCTCCATTTTTTTAATGGTAGAGTGAATGTTTTTAACAGAGTATTCAGCTTTAACAATGGGAATGCCAGTTGTTCCCTGTGGTCGTCCAGGCACTTTGTTAGTAGCATTGATTTTGCCGCCTTCTGGAGTTGGAGGAGCGATGAAAGGAATACCACCAACGATAGGATTGTAGTATCCATCTTTTCTCTCGTTGATATAAGCAGACTGAGCTGGAGCAATGTCTTCTGGTTTTGGAAATTTGCCAGTTTGGAACATTTCCATGCCTTGTTGAGGAGTGAGAATGCCAAGCTCCATTAAACGACTAGAAACTCTCATGAGTTGAGTTTGATCTCTAATGTCAATGTCTCTGAAGTGTGCTGTGGGATAAGATCTAAAGCCAAGATTTTTAGCTATGCGTTTAATCTCAACTTGCAAAAAGTCGTTCAAGAAAGCGTTGCGAGATTCTTTTAAACGATCAACAAAAATCTGAGCTTTAACTTCTGTGGCACTATATTTTTCCTCGCCAACAATGATGTTTTGCAACCCTTGCTTAATGTCTTCATTTAACACTTTGTATTTTTCAGAACCAAGAACTTTGTTTAGATCTGGAAGAATAAAATCCGCTTTTGTAGTATAGTCTGAAACTAAAACTCTGCCAACACTCTCATTTCTAAACAAGCCTTGCATAGCTTGCAAATTATTAGCATTAATGCCGCCCTTGTCTGGATCTGTACCCATTGTAATGAGCAGAATAACATTCTCGACAGTGCGAGTAATTGCTTGATCCATTTTCTTCAACTCTAATTTAGCGTTGATGTCTTCTAACACTGAAAATCCAAATGGAACTGCAAACGGTTCGTAGTCTTGCTTTTTATAGAATGAATAACTTAATTTAGATGGATCAAGTTCAATTTTCAAGCCATCCGTAAAGTAAGTTCCTATTTTAATCTGCTCTCTCACCTTTGGTGGTAGACCATTTAAAATATCTCTGTCCTCTTCAGTAACAGGAGTTTGAAGGCGAGAGAGTTCGTACTCTGAAAGAATTTTTTCGTAGAGTCCAACTGCAAAACTAGAGCTTCTCTTGGCAACAACGTCAAAAGGATTGAGTAAAATATATTTAACAGGAATAGAATTGTTAATTTTGGACACTTCGCCAAGTTGCTTTACTAAAAGAGCAAAATCATCAGCTTTAAATTTGCCATCAACTCTGTACAAGAAAATATTTCCTCCTCTGTAATACTCTCTAAAGTACTGATCTTTCAAGTTCCAAATTTTAATGCGTTTAAACCACTCAGTGAAAAAATCACGACTCTTTTTATTTCCACCCTCTAAGTAAATTTCAGTATTGGCAAACTCAGACATAACGTCAATAGCATTGCGAAAAACAGAAACGTTAGCGTAAGCTTTTTGACACAATTCGATTGCTTCTCTAACATTAACTCCATCGATAGCATAATCATAAGGCAGCAATCCGTTGCGAATGCTGCCGTAACGATCTAGTGTTGGAGCAAAGGCTGAAGCGTTCTTTCTGCTGCTAGTTACAGATGCTGCTTTGCGAGAGTAAGCTGCGTTGGATGAAGATTTAAAAGAAGACTGTGAAACATAAAAAGGATCACCAGATAATTCTGGAGAAAAATTGCCCATTTGTGGTGGAATTGCCTCTACAGATGGTTTAGTAAAATTAGACCAGTAATCAGACTTTTTAGTATATGCTCTTTTTTCCATATTTTCATTTGGATTTACACTAAAATAGTAAAAGTCAACTTTAAAAGTTTAAAGTCAACAAATAAACATTGGTGTGAATCCAATTGGAGCAGCAGCAGCTTCTACTGCCATCATGTCATAATACATGTGCATCATCCAGTTACCCAACACTAAAGCAGAGTAAGAATCCTTTCGCGCTCTGTTTGCGCCTTTTTGTTTTTTTAGATTTGAGGGTAAATCAAAACTTTGAGTTCCTTGAGTAGAGGTTGTTACTTGCACAAGAGCGCATTGAACTTTGATTAGTTCAATCATGTCTTTCTGATGCTCAATAAAATCAATCAACTTAGCCCCAGACGATAAGTCCTCTTCAATTTTGCTATACTTGATATCATCAATGCTAATCTTAGCAGTTTTTTGCCTAGAATAGTCATCATCAATTGCCATGCCCGCGAACCAAATTCTTCTATGATCAAAAGAACCCTGAAGCAATTCATTAGCATATCTAATCCAAAAAGAACTAGGCTTTCTCAAGTGAACTATCCTTTTGGTTGTTAAATTGTATTGACTTCTAGCCTCGCGCAAAGATTTGTCGTAATCTGCTATATTGTCAAAATCAAAATCAAAAGTGTCTAGTTTTAAACCGTCTCTTTTAAAAACTTCGCTCTCATTACATGCGCTCAAAAATTGAACGCCTCCATTGTAGTCTCCCACAACAGCTATAATATTAAAATTACTTAATAAATAGTGAAAATACTCGATGTGCTTTTTCAAGTTGGTTCCTGCCATAGCATAAGAGTGAACCACGGTTCCTCCTTTTTTAGATGGATTTAATTTGATTAATTGAATGGCAAAATCATCTGATCCATCACTCTCTGACCATGAAGGGTCAAAACTAGCAATGTATTCAGCTTTGGATTCTCCCATAATTTCTACACTTTGCCCCTCTCCATCAACTACTGTGCATAAAGCCATTTTACTAACTTTAAAATACCCCGAACTGTCGTCTGTAAACACACTGCCAAATTCTCGCTCAAATTGAGACTGACTCATTGTGGCTTTTGCTTGGCTGAGCAAGTTTTGATCATACAATTGTTGAGGAGCGCAGTCGTAACTAAAATGCATGATCACTCTGTGAGCGCCATCTTGTCGATCTGGATGCATAATGAGTCTTTCGTACTCTTGATACAACTTATATAAGTATTCAAACTTGTAGCTTGCTGATGACAAACCAATAATCTTATTGCTTGGCCAGCGATAGCGATCTTCTTCTATCATTTCTCCCTTGGCTATTAATTTGCTCTCTAAATCGTGAAGCTGCTGTCTTTCTGTGGGATTTTCCACCACAGATAAGAATGGAAGAATAACTTCATTCAAAATCTTTTCGGGCATCAAAAGAAGCTCATCAATAATCATTCTTTGAAAGCGAAAACCTCTTAATTTTTCACCATCTCCCAGTGGCAAAGCAGTGATTCTGCTTCTTCCAATTTCAATAATCCATTCATCATTTGTTTTGGAAATTCTAGTGATGCATTGAGCTAAAAATCCAGCTTTTGGACTTCGAGAGATTTCTTCAATTTTTCTAAAAATCATTTTCGACTGACGAAATGATTTACTAATAATTCCAATGTGAACTCCTTGATTTAACGTCGCATCTAAGATGGCAAACACTGCTGTAGAGAAGCTTTTACTCATGCCGCGTGAATTATGATGCACAATGCCGTTGCCCACGTAATTCTCTTCGGAATCAACTGTAATGTCTACTGTGGAAGTTTCGATGGAAGTTATAGTTTCAATTTTTGAAAAATAAATATTTTCATTTTTTAAAACTAAAAGAGCCTGTCTATCTTTTTCATCTAAAAATTTTGCTGATAAGGCAGAGTCTAAACACATGTCTTTTCCAAAGTTTCCTCTCTCTCCAAATAATTTTTGCCACGTTTTATATTTTTTCTTTAGATAAGTTCCTAAATTTGGTACTAAATTTATTTGATATTTTCTACTTGGAAGATTTAAAACTTCTAATAAATTATCTTGTTTATGATCTGAAATGAATCCAATTCTATCGCTAAATTTTTGATGTCCACTTTTAGGTATTTTTAAATCATAGTATGGAACATCTTTATGAGATCCGCTATATCTAATAGAAGATTCTACTCCAAAATTATTAAGGAGCATTTTCACCTGCCTCAACAATTCAATAGATGTATTCTTTAATCCTAATTTAACTGTTTTTGAATTAGAGTATCTCTTGTCTTTTAAAATGCTGCAATATCCATCTGCACTAAAAATTCCGCTAATTAAAGCTGCCATTTTTTGCTCATTAATTTGCAAGATAGAATCTGGTATAATTTTATTTTTTGCTTTTAAGGATCTGTCGAATCCAATAGATTTTAACCAATCAATTAAGTCTTTACTAGAAATTCCCATTTCTAAAAATCCATTATCAGCTCTTGAGCGGCAAATAATTTTATTTTTAGGAAAATACTCTTTAGCTTTAGCTATTGTCATGTCAATAACTTTAGAATCTTCGGAGCACCAATGCATAGTATAGTCATCAAAATATCCATCTCCAATCATGTATCCTAATAAAAAATACCAATAATCACAATCTTCAATGTTCATCTTTGGAGAGTTCTCCACTAATTGAGCGTCTCCCCAACAGTTCATGCCAAGTTTAATTGGTAAGAAATCTTCAGTACTTAAAGTTTCAATCTCTTTAAATTCTAAATCTAAAGTTAAACTATTATAAATTAAAGTTTTATGACCAAGCTTTGCCTTAAAAGAATCGCCAGAAAATGTTTTAATATATAATCCTTTTTCATTTGGAGCATTGAATTTTTTATCAGTAACTAGATTTAATTTATTTCTAGATCTTACTCGTTCTCCAACATTCACATCTTTAATTTTCTTGAAACCACTTTCTGTTAAAACGTATTCGTTTTCATCTAGACACCAAATGCCCAAAAAGTAATCAGAGTCCATCATCGCTTTAATAGCCATGTGTTGAAAAGGAAACAAAGAGACTCCTGTCATGAATTCGGAAGTGAACGAGGGATTTTCTTTTAAAAATTTATATAATAAAATTTTAGATTTTCTCTCGTCAATAAATCCTTTGGTATTTAGAATTTCTTCATTAATTCCTCTGAATTTATTGTGTAGTTTTTGATGTCCAGCTTCCCAACTCATAATATTTTAATAATCTAATAGTCCAACGTTCAAATAATATTGAACATCAACATTTTTCATCACATCTCCTAAAACTAACAGTTTAGGAATTAAAAATTCGCTGCGTTTTCTACTGCCGCTAAAAATGAACTGGCAGCAGTCGCCATACTCTTGTTGAACATCTCTAAGAGCATGTAAAATAAATTTTAAATTTATTTGTCTGCGTTTAAAGATTGTTAGAGTTTCTAATTTGTATAAATCTTCTTCGATCACGATGAACAAGAAACATCCTGCGCTTCTACAGCGCTCAAGTTCTTTTCTAAAGCGAGCGTTTCCAGAAGATAAGGTTCCCGCCAAGTCTTCAATGGATTTTCGGTCTACATAGCAATATTTATAATATTCTCCAGAAACAGCATAGTCTCCAGTGTCTAATTTTAATTTTTCAGAATTTTTAAACTCTAGCGGTTTCTGTTCTCTAGTGTCTATAAATATTTTGACGCTTGAGAAATCATTATGAAAATCGCGTGTAATTGAACTCGCGAACATAGGCTTAACGCCACATTTTTCACATGCAGCAGAATAACTTCCAAACTGTTTTTTATATAAACTAATAGGTGGCAGATTGGCAGAATACAATTCAATAGTACTTGGTCCATATTTTAGTTGTTTTTTATCTATTCTATTTTTTAAAAGAGACAATATATATTCTGATACGATTTCTGGAGAGGAAATTTCGCACCACTTTAATAATTGCTCATAATTAGAAAAATCTTTTTCAAAATATTCACTATAATTTTTAAAAGGAAGAAGTTCGCCAGTTAATTTGTTTCTACGGCTATAGTGCTTGACATAATAATCCCCCAAAAGCATATTGTGCTTTTTAACGTGAGCGTGCAAGCTTTTTAAAGCATCAAACTCATAGTGACATTCTTTGCATTTAAAGCACATCTTCAATTGAAATTCCTAAAACTCTAGCTTTCCAGTCAGCCATTCCTTCAATCTTTTCAGCCTCATCTTTTACTAGTTGCCGTTGCATTT